TGCATGTGGTCCTTCCCCGCGACGAACGCGACAAGGGCAAGATCGATCAGATTAACAAGGCGTATGCGAGTTACTACATAGAGCCCGAAGAGCGGACTGTCCTATCGGAGAGCGGCTTCGACGAGCTTCCGTATGTGGTGCCCAGGTGGCTTAAAAGTTCTTACGAGCTGGGCTACGGGCGCTCCCCTTCAATGAATAGCCTCAGTGACACCAAGGTTTTGTCGAAGATGTCCGAGATAACACTCCGGGCTGCACAAAAGCAGGTGGACCCGCCGCTGCTCGTGCCCGACGACGGCTTTATGCTGCCGATCCGCACCGTGCCCGGCGGTCTGAACTTTTACCGATCGGGAACACGCGACCGTATCGAACCCTTGCAGATTGGTGCAAACCAGCCGCTCGGCCTCAACATGGAAGAGCAGCGCCGCAATGCGATACGCCAGGCGTTCTATGTCGACCAGCTCATTATGAGCCAGGGTCCGCAAATGACGGCTACCGAAGTGTTGCAGCGCACGGAAGAAAAGATGCGCCTGCTTGGGCCTGTCCTGGGACGGTTGCAGGCAGAATTACTCCAGCCGCTGATAACGCGCTGCTGGAACATTATGCTACGCAACAAACTGCTGCCCGAAGCACCGCCGGAGCTTGCAGCGGATAACATCGAGATAGAATACGTCTCCCCGCTTGCCAAGGCGCAGAAGCAGTCCGAAGTGCAGGCGGTCGTGCGTATGCTCGAAATGATGCAGCCGATCGCGCAGCTTGATCCGGGCGTCCTCGATCACCTGGACACCGACGGCCTGGCGCGTCACGTCATCAAGGTCTTAGGCATTCCGGCGCAGGTTGTACGCGGCGAATTTGAAATCAACCAGATACGCCAGCAGCGGCAGCAGAAAGAGCAGCAGCAGGCCGAGATGCAGCAGGCACAGATGGCGGCCGAAGCAGCAGGCAAGGCAGCCCCGGCAGTAAAGGCGGCGCAAGGCATGATGGAAGAAGGTGGACCGCAACCGCTTGAGGCTGTCGCGTGAAGCCGGAAGATCTAAGGGCAACGTACCGGGCGCTTTTTAATACCGACGACGGACAGGAAGTTTTGAAAGACTTGCAGATCCGCTTTCACATACACCGCCCCGTCTTTTCGACGGACGCGGCAGAGACAGCCTTCCGCGACGGACAGCGTTCGGTCGTGCTGATGGTACAGAGTTTTTTAAGTGACACACCCCCACCCACCATAGAGGAGATTGAGTTAGATGGCTGACGAACAGGTAGCGGACGCTCCGGCAGATGCCGGGGAAGCGACGTCTGGAAACGAAGTTGCATGGCACGATAGTTTACCCGAGGACGTACGGGATCACCCTAGTCTCTCGACGTTCACCGACACGGGCGCACTCGCAAAGAGTTATGTCCACGCGCAGTCCATGATTGGCGCGGACAAGATTGCGATACCCGGCAAGTGGGCCGACGAGAACGATTGGAACGCGGTGTACGACAAACTGGGCCGACCCCAGAACGCCGCCGCATACGAGCTGGACACGTCCAACGCCCCCGAAGGCAGCGGCGTGAACGAGGACTTTATCGGCTGGTGGCGCGAGAAGGCGCACGCCAACGGGCTGAGCCAACAGCAGGCACAGAACCTGGTGAAGGAATACATTGACTTTGCAGGTGCCCAGCAGGGCCAGGATACGCTCGATGTGGAAGTCGCGCTCAACAATACAACGAACGAACTTAAACAGGAGTTTGGTGCGGCGTTTGAGGAGCGTCTTGAACAAGGCAACGACTTTATCGATCAGTTCGCCGAGGACGGGTTGACAAACCTTATTCTGGAAGATGGCCGACCACTACGCCAGCACCCCGCGTTTGTTAAAACGCTAATGAACGCAGGCAACTGGATACGCGGCAACATCAGCGAAGACAGAATTGTGCGGACAGGCGAAACGAATGCGCGTACGCCCGACGAAGCACAGACAGAAATTAATACTTTAATGCGGCCCGATAGTCCCTATTGGGACCGCCGCCACCCAAGCCACGGCGACACCGTGGAACAGGTGAAACGTCTTATGCAAGAAAGATATCCAGACATGGATGCCCCTGCTGCATAACATTGCCAGGTTAATGCGACGGCAAAGCGTAAGCCCCGTTGCAGAAGCCAGGTGATGAAAGTCGGGACAAGCTTTAAGCCCCCGCAAACATGTAAGCACTGGTCCGTCATCTGACGGGTAGCCGCTAATTGTACAAACCAGTAGTGAAAGGACTGTGTAATGTCTACACAAATCACGACTGCCTTTGTGCAACAATTTAGCGCAAATGTGCAAATGTTGTCACAACAGAAAGGCAGTCTTTTACGACGTGCCGTCCGCGAAGAAAGCGTAACTGGCGAAAAAGCGTTTTTGAAAAGCGCCTCTGTTCGGTAACGAACAAAAGCAAATCGGGTGAATTGCTGGGAAGCCTACGTCCGTAAGGATATGGTAATCAGCAGCCAAGCTCGCAAGAGAAGGTCCAACGACTATCCGCAAGGAGTAGATCGGAAGTCCGATCGAAGCGCCCGACCCCTAGTTGTTAGGGTGATGATATAGTCTCATCCCTGGTTAGCGCCAGGGGGATGCAGAGAGCATCCAGCCCGGAGTAACGAACCGGGTTAAAGGAAATGTTTTCGATCAGGTAGGCAGCGCGGTGGCGCAAAAAAAGACGAGCAGGCATGGGGATACCCCGCTTGCTGAGACGCCACACTCCAGGCGAATGGTCACAATGGACCATTGGGAGTACGCAGATCTTATCGACGATGCCGATAAGGTCGCAATGCTGATTGATCCAACGAGTTCGTACGCAAACGCAGCGGCTTATGCCGTTGGGCGTGCTATGGACGATGCCATAATCACGGCACTGGATGGCGACGCGAAGACCGGGAAAAGTGGTAGCACGACAACGTCGTTACCCGCTGGTCAGAAGGTTGCTGTAGGTTCACCAGCCAGTGGGCTTACAATCGCAAAATTGGTCAGCGCAAAAAAAGTGCTTGATCAGAACAATGTTGATCCGTCGATCAAAAGGTACATCGCTGTTCATCCCGAACAGATTGAAGACCTCTTGAACGATAGCACCGTAACTAGTGCCGATTTTAACACGGTAAATTTTGCCTAGCACCCAGGAAACTGGTTGCCGAAACTCGCTCAAATTCGGGGAAGGCTTAACTGCTAATCCCGAGCCAAGCCCAGTGATGGGAAGGTGTAGAGACTAGACGGGCGACACCCGCAAGGGTGAAGGGATAGTCCAGACCACAAACGCTCACGCGGCAGTGAAAACTGTAGTTGGTACGAAAAGCATTAGTACAAGGTGAGATCAATACTTTCATGGGCTTCGAGTTCATTACCTCGACCCGGCTCAACACCAACTCCTCATCCCAGCGCCAGGTTCTGGCATGGGCGGAAGACGGTTTGACCCTGGCTGTAGGTAAAGACCTGATGACCCAAATCACGCAACGTGCGGATAAGAGCTACTCAACCCAAGTCTATGTGTGTGCCCAGTTCGGTGCCACTCGCATGGAAGAGGAAAAAGTCGTTCAAATCCTCTGTTCGGAATAGGAGGGCATGAGTAATGGCTAATGTTAATCAAACCCTCGCTAGTAATCATCTCGCGTCACCTCGCGTACATAGCCCGGTCTACCAGTTGCATGGTCGGCAGCGTGTTGCGTGTGGTACGATCGCCCTAGCGGCAGGCGACCTGTCCGCTGGCGATACGATTATGCTGGCACCAATTCCGACAGGCGCAGCAGTAATCAGCATTAAGATCTTTAATGACGATCTCGATTCTGGTTCTACTGTAACAATGCACGTCGGGTTGTACGAAGACGATGGAGACACCACTGTGATCGATGTCGACGCTTATGCGTCAGCTACAACCGATCTCCGTGCTGCCGTTATCACAGGTACGGAAGTTGCGTTTGAAGCACGCGACATCAACACAATGGGACAACGTGTCTGGGAAGACGCTGGTTTATCCAGTGACCCTGGCGGACACAAGCTCATTGGTATTGAGACTGACGCTGCTGGCGATACCGCTGGTGACTTAAGTTTCATCATTACCTACGTCGTTGACTAACTAAAAGGTTCGGGGGAAGTGGCGCTCGCGCTTCCCCTAGACTTTTATGCGAAACTATATACGAGATATTCTTACCCCGGACGAAGCGAAGCACTTAACAGGCTTTACCGGGCGCGTACCGTTTGATGTTGGCGTGATCCACAAGGTCGTCGCAGAGATGCAAACGCTGGGTGCAAGCGTTACGGACAAAAGCTACGCGACGATCGAACGAAACCAGGACGGCCACGATTGGCACTTCGACACCGGAGACATGGACCACATGACCTGGTGCGAGTGGAGTGCCTCTGTTCTGTTAACAAAGCCCGACGAGTTTCGGGGCGGCGTGTTCCAGTTTGCTAACCCAACAGAGGAACACATGGCGCACTACTGTGATGCGCTGATCTACACCAGTGATGAGCTGCACCGTGTGTTGCCCCATCACGGAAACCGAAAAGTATTGCTAGTATTCTTAGGAGCCGCGAATGGCGAGTGAAGTCGATATCATTAACTCCGCACTAAATATGCTGGGCGCATCCAATATCATTAGCCGCGGCGAAGACAGCAAGTCTGCACGCATAACCAACCAGCGGTATGACTACGTTCGCGATGCCGTGCTACGGGCCCACCCGTGGAACTGCGCGATCAAGCGCGTCACTTTGGCCGCCGACAGCGACAGCCCGACTTTTGGTTTCACCAATCAGTTTACTCTCCCCACCGATCCATATTGTCTACGCGTTCTCCGTCTGGAATACCTGGACGTCGACTTCCGCGTCGAGGGCAGAAAAATTCACTGCGACGAAGACACCCTCAACCTGATTTATATTGCGCGGGTCATGGACCCCAATGAGTACGACCAATCTCTGGTCGAAGCAATTGCCGCACGCCTGGCGGCGGACACAAGTTACGCCTTGGTACAGTCGACCAGTCTAACGGGTGCGATGTACCAGTTGTATGACAACAAACTGAGCGAGGCCCGTTTCATTGATGCGACGGAAGGCACTCCCGGTGCTTTGAACAACGTAACCGCGAGCGGGTCTATCCAAGCTGACTTACTGGTGAATAGTAGACTGTAATGGCGAACGCGAATTTTGCATTCACCTCGTTTGTAGCGGGAGAGTTATCGCCGCGCCTTAGTGGCCGGACGGACTTGCAAAAGTATTTTCAGGGATGCGAAACCCTGGAGAACTTTTTGATCCACCCGCACGGCGGTGCCACACGCCGACCTGGTACGCGATTTGTGGCGGAAGTAAAAACCAGTTCGCTGGAGACGCGCCTGGTGCCGTTTCAGTTTAACGTAACACAAGCCTACGTCCTGGAGTTCGGTAACAACTATTTTCGGATCTACAAGGATGGCGGCCAGGTAACCTCTGGATCTCCCGCGACGGCTGTCGAGGTAACGACAACGTATGCGACCGCTGATCTAGCTACGCTGAAGTTTGCACAGTCCGGCGACGTTATGTATGTCGTCCACCCAGACAAGCCTGTCCGCAAAATTGCACGCACTTCGCACACGGCCTGGACAATAACGGATGTCGATTTTAAGCGAGGCCCGTTCCTCGATGCCAACACGACGGACACTACCCTGACCGCGAGTGGGCGTACCGGGTCGGTCACAGTGACCGCCTCTGCTGTTACGGGCATCAATGGCGGCAGCGGCTTTGAAAGCACCGACGTGGGCCGCCTGATAAAGCTGCACCACGGGTACGCGAAAATAACGGCAATTACAAGCACAACGGTTTGCACGGCTGCTGTACAGGAAAACGATGTCTTCGATAGCGAGCTTGAGCCGACGTACACAAGCAGCACGATAAGCTTTGCGGAGGGTGACCCCAGTAGCACTGGTCTTGAGCATAACGACCGTATAGTCGACAGCAATAAAAACTGGATCGACGAGGGCTTTAAGGACAACCAGGAGATCACCGTTTCGGGTGCCTCAACCAGCGGAAACAACAAAAGCTATTTAATTGTAAAAGCGACCGAGGATACGCTGTTGCTCGCGCCGTCGGATGATGTCACAGACGAAAGTGCCTCGGCAAGCATTACGGTCGTAGGCAAGCTGGTCGCAGACGACGAATGGGCGCTAGGTGCCTTCTCACCGCGTACGGGCTATCCACGCGCTGTCGCTTTCTACGAGCAGCGTTTGACGTTCGCCGGGACAGACGAGCAGCCCCAGACTGTGTACTTTAGTGTGTCGGGAGACTTTGAAAACTTTACAGCAGGCACCGACGACGACAGTGCCCTGGTGTACACGCTCGGTTCCAACCAGGTAAATGTTATACGCTTTCTTTCCAGTTCAAGGTCGCTACTTGTGGGTACATCCGGCGGCGAGTTTGTCGTACGGGCTGGCGGCGCGGATGAACCGATCACGCCCAAAAATGTACAGATCAAACAACAGTCGGCGTTTGGCTCGGCGAATGTCCAGCCGCTCCAATGCGGAAACGCGGTTTTGTTTTTACAGCGTGCCTCGCGCAAAATACGCGAGCTGGTTTATGACTTCGACACGGACGGCTACATTGCGCCGGATCTGAGCATACTTGCAGAACATGCGACCGAGGGCGGCGTTAAGGAAATGGCGTACGGCCAGGAGCCGGACAGTGTCGCCTGGATGGTGAGAAACGACGGCGTACTCCTGGGCATGACCTATCGACGCGACGAACAGGTTGTCGCCTGGCATCGCCATGTGATCGGCGGCGTGTCGGGCACTGCGACGGTCACAATAACCGACTATGCGAATGTGGCAGTAGGGTCGACTGTGGATCTAAAAAAGTCGGACGGGACGACAGTTACTTTTACGTCGGAAGCGGTTGGCGCATCAGATCCGTCGACTGCGTTGAATTGGCGTCCCGTGACCAACAACAATACGAGCGCCACAAAGCTACAAACAGCAATAAATGCACATGCAGATTTTACGGCGACGGTTTCGACAAATGTAGTGACCATAATTGAAACAGCACGCGCAGGCACGGGCTACCTGACGGTGGCGACGTCGGACGACACACGCCTGGCGGCGACAAGTCAGTCGCACGCACTGGTCGAAAGCATTGCGACGATCCCCGGCACGTCCGAGGACGAAGTGTGGCTGATTGTCAACCGAACGATAAACGGGGCGACCAAACGCTACGTCGAGTATCTTAAAAGCTTCGACTTTGGCTCCGACGTCGAGGACGCATTCTTTGTTGACAGCGGCCTGACCTATTCCGGCACGTCTGCGTCAAGTTTGTCTGGCCTGTCGCATTTGGAAGCGGAAAACATTTCAATTAACGGCAACGGTGCGACGCACTCCAAAAAAGCAGTCAGCTCCGGCGCGGTAACGCTCGATCGAAGTGTGACGAAGGCGCACGCTGGTTTGCCTTTCGACAGTACGATGCAGACTATGCGTATTGAGGCTGGCGCAACCGACGGCAGCGCCCAAGGCAAGATTAAACGTATCGACGAGGTTAACCTCAGACTGTACCGATCTGTAAATGCACTGGTCGGTAATTCCCTTACGAACCTCGATCGCATTCCGTTCCGATCGGGAGCGGATGAAATGGACGAACCGATCCCGCTGTTTACGGGTGACAAGGAAATCGACATGCCTGCCGGATATGACCAGGACGGCTACATCTTTGTGAGACAGGATTTGCCCTTACCAATGACTGTGATTGGAATATTCGCAAGGATGCAGACATACGAATAATGTACAAAGTTGTCGATTTTGTGCCGGAACATGCGGACGATTTACAGTCACGTCCCGACGTACATAAGTTTTCAGAAATAGGGGCGGTAAAAAACGACGCCATTAAGCAGATGGCAGTGCCGGGGCAGGCAATCTCTTTGCTGACTAATGGGCACCTCATTGCTTCTGGTGGCATATACCCGATTTGGTCGGGGTTTGCCGAGGCGTGGTTTTTATCTTCCGGCATGGTCGCCAAGCACAAGCGCCCGGTAATTGTTACGGTAAAAAACCACATAGACGCAATGATAATTGAGCATGGCTACAAACGCCTCCAGGCGACGGCGCGGGAAGATTGGAAAGTTGCACAAAGGTTTTTGGAATTTCTCGGTTTTGAACGCGAGGGGCTAATGCGGAATTACGGCCCGGATAACTCAGATCACTTTTTATACGCAAGGATAATCAATGCCAGTTAAAGCAGTACCACTAGCCGCAGCGGCCACGACCACCGCAACCACTGCCGCCGCCGCGACGTCTTTTGCGACCTACGCCACCTACGCTAGTGCGGGGGCTTCCGCTTTAGGTGCAATGGGTTCTTTTATCGGCCAGGGAGGCCAGGGTAGCGCCGGAGCGGCCGCCGCCGAGTACAACGCAAAAATTGCGGCACGCAACGCTGAAGCTGCAAAGCAAAAGGCCGAGTGGCGTACGCTTGTCAACAAAATGTCAAATATAGAGTTTCGTGAGGACTTCAGGCGCGAAGTGATCGCCCCCGCGATCGTCGCCTACAACAAAGCTGGCGTCGTAGCAGATTCGGGAACGGCGCGGCTGGTTATGGAGGAAAGCGCACGCGAGGCCGATGAGGAAATTGCACGCCGCACTATGGTGGCCTCGGTTGAAGCAGGCGAGTTCGAGGAACAGGCAACCAACTTTCGGCTGAATGCAAACTTGCAGCGGCTGTATGCGCGGCAATACAGGACAGCGTCAAAATTCAACGCCGCCTCGACCCTGGTGCAAGGGTTATCAAAAGCAGGCTCTCTACTGGCGCAGGCGTAACTTATGAAAATACCCATTTAT